GTCACCCCACACGACGAGGTAAATCGACGTGTTGTCTGAACCGCTGCCACCGGCGGTGATTACGTTCTGCGCATTGTTTGATCCGGACAACGACGAGTAACGCGGCGCCAGGCCGAGAAACTGCTTCGGATCGGTGGAGGGGTTGCCATAGAACATCGTGGTCGCCTGGGTCTGGTTCATGGCCTCAAGGAAGGCCACGTCCTCGGACAGACGGAACTGCGCGGTGTTGCCGTTCAGCATCGCCAGATCCTTGTCCACCTCGCTGCGAGCCTCGAGGATGCCGCAAGCCTCATCGACCTGCGCGGTCGTGCTCTTGCTGTTCGGGATGCCCTGGTTCAGCGCGCGCCAGTAGACGCCGGGCAGACCAGTGCGGATCACGACGCGCTCGCCGGTGGGCAGATTGCCCTCCTTGAAAACGCAGTCCTCAAGAATCTCATTGCTCTGGGACAGCAGCTCCGCGATGACCGGCACGCGGCCCTCGGGATCGGTTCGCTTCGCCCAATCGGCGAGCGTCAGGTTAGAAGTGGAGAGAGTTGCCATTGTGATTTCCCTTTCGTGGGATTAGGTGTTACTTGGGTACAGAGCATCGGCGAAGTCACCAAACGTCTTCGGGCCGTTCTTGGCCTGTCCGACACTTCCGGTGACAATCCGATCCTCACTGATTGCCTTGCCTGCGCGGTACATGAACCGGATTACTTCCGGGTGATCGCCCAGGCCAGACGTGTTGAGCAGCGTGCGAAGTTCGGACGTGCCGAACGTGTCAAGAGCCTTCTTGGCAGTGGACAGGTTCTCGGCCAGCTTCTCGCCGCCGAACTCCTGGTCAGACTTGGCTGACGCAACCCACTCGCCACGAATGGCCTTGACCTGCGATTCTTGACGCTGGGCCAGCGTTGGACCCATACGGTCGAGAATCTTCTGCGCGGCATCCTGCGTCAGGTTCAATTCGCGGGCAACCTCGGAGAAGTTCTTCACCACCTCCGAGTCGAACTCGCGGCCTTCTGGCGCCTTGAATTCGTACTTTTCAGGAGCCTTCGGCGTTTCGGCCTTGGTCTCCGTCACGTTGTCCGCAGCCTTGCTCTCCGTGGCCGGCTCGGCGGCTGGAGAGTCCTTCGGCGCAGTTGCCTTCTGCCCATCACCATAAAGCGCCTCTGCCGTCGCAGAAGCGCCGCTAGGTGCCGAAGATGCCTGGGAGCCGTTAGTTGGAGTTGCGGCTTCCATCATCGTTGGTTCGTTCATCTGCTGTCTGCTCCTTCATCATGGTTGGATACAGTTCCGGGCATTGCGTGTGGATCATGCCCAGAATGCGAAGCCCGTAGTTCCTGTGACCTTCGGCGAATGACATTGCCATCGCGTTGGTGTTGAACGACGAACGGAACACTCCTGCCTGATCCAGAAGCCGCCAAATGACGCGGCGGCCCCGCTTGTTGCCCATGAGCCACTTGAGATCCGCTTCTTCATTCTCCCGAGCCAGCCGTTCACGCAGTTCGCGTTCTGCCTTGCTGCGATCCTGGCTGCGCAGGTCAAGCGGGTCGTAGTTGCTCACGTCGGGAATTTATGAAATGCCAGATTTTGTACGGGCACCGTCATGCGATGCCATTGACTTCATTGACGGTCAGAATCACCGATGGCGTTGCCGGCCGGGTCGGCGTCGAAAGCGTGCCTTCGTATGCAATCGAGACAGCTGTATTTGGCGTAGACCAAACGATCTCCGCGTATTGCCCAGCGTTCATGGTCACGAAGAAATTCCATGCGGCAACAAGCAGACCGTCGCCGCCACCATGCTTCCGTGGCAACGTGATCTGCGTGTTGCTGTTTGCAACATTGGTTCCATTCAAAGCCAACCAAACACTCACGTTGTGCTCTGATGAGTTATCTGTGTTCTTGAACTGCGCGCTGAACTGGATGTTGTAGACCGAGCTACGCGTGACAGTGATTCGGCTATTGCTAACAACCGACACGCCATGCGAGAAGTCGGTCGTGTCGTATTCCATTGGCGTAGCAGTGTTTGCAAGCGCGGGCTGGTTTGACAAGTCGAAGAACGCGCCAGTATGCGGCGCTCGAGCGAAGATCAGTTCACTTCCATCTGGATCTTTCAGACCAACGAAATCGCCTGTGGTTGAGTTGTAAAGCCACGGACCCGCTGGAGTCTTCATGAAGTATGGCATTTCAAAGTTCCGTTGCTGAAGGCGAACCGTACCCGCTGAACATGTTCATCACGTCCATCAGTGCATTCGGCTCACCGGCTGTTGGAGCCTGCGCCAGATTCTTGGCGGTCTGCGATGACTGCTGCATTGCTGCGGCCTGCTCCTTCGCTGCCATCGCCTGATTGCGTGCCTGACGCACCATAGCCACGTCCTTGTCAGCAACGATCAGTGACGGATCGACGCCGAGCATGTCGGCGTAGATGTCGGCCCACTGGTCGCTGTCGAACTTGTCAAGGATGTCCGGCTTCATCGTGGCAATCTGGCCGAGGTTGCCGACGAACCGATCCACGGCGTTCGTGCCGATTGCGCGCTGGGCCTGCGCCAGCATGGAAACGAACTCCACGTTCAGGTCCATGCCCATCAGTTCAGCCGGAGGAGGAGGCACTGCGCCGCTCGTAATCATGCGATTGAACGTGATGTCAACCAGCGGGTCAAGCAGCTCATTGTGCAGTCTCTCGAGCACCGGCCCCAGCATCAGGAGTTTTTCCTCATGTCGCTCGGCGACCTCGGTTGCGGTCATGCGGGTGTAGGGTGCATTTGCAAGCATGAGGAACAGGTCTGCGTAGAACGATCCACGGACACGCTCGCGCACGTCCTGAATATCGGCCAGCAGGTATTGCAGGTTCAGGTTCACCTCAAACGCGGTCTTGATGCCCATGCTTGCACCGTCAACGAACGAGATGCCGCCAGGCAGCGTTTCCACGTCCCGGTTCTTCATGCTCGTCGGCACCTGAAGCGGAGGTTTGGTCTGGTAGTCGATGGCCTGCGCCTTGCGCAGTTGCTCATGCTGGAGCTGCTTCACGTCGCCAAGCGCCTCCATGCCCGGGCTGTTCCCGTAGATGTCGCCGCCGGCGGTGGCCCAGCGTGGCACCAAGCATGGGAAATACTGGAATCCGCTCTCGCGCAGGAACACGCCGTCCTCGCCGCCGACCTCGAAATAGAACGAGCCGAACGGCATGTTCTTGCTGTCCTTCTTCGTGATGTCGCGGTCTGCTCGAGGCTCAATGGCGTGGATGACAGGCACCCACTGATCCAGCGTGCCAGTGTCGTACATGTTCTGCACGCCGGTCGAGCAGTTGTCGTATCCGAATTCCTTGACCATCTGCGACACGGTCATCTCGAATTCGCGGTAGAGCGTGCAGACGCGGCCCTGCGCGTCGGTCGAAATGCAATACTCGCCGCAGGTCAGCGGGTAGTGATGGATGACCTGGTTGAAGTCAGGCATGATGATCGTGGCCGCCGTGCCGAACGCACCAAGTTCCTCGTACATCTGGTGCAGCGTGCGATAGGTGTTCGACTTCTGGAACACCAACTGCATGCGCTTGGTCACATCGTCCAGCCACAACTTCACGGGCTGATACGAATTCAGTTCCGGGTCTGGCGTCGCCAGCCTGAACCATTGCCGAGCAGGGCTGGTCGCGCCGGCCATCATTCCTGCGCCGAGCGTGCGAAGCGACCTGGTGCCGGTGTTGTCGTAGATGTTGTTGTGCCGGCGCCAGCCCTTGTCGCGGTCCTGACGGAAGTAGCGACCGTTGCGCGGCAGCAGGTAGGAAGTGATCTCCTGCCAGTGCGCAAACCACGATGCACGCTCGGACTTGAGCTGACCCCAGCGCGTGAACAGTCGATCACGCTGCGGCGCGTTTTTGTAACTGCGGTTGTCGCCGGGGTATTCGCTCATGGTTTAGCCACCGAGGAGGGAACTGCGTCCGAGCTGAAGATCCTGCGGGTTGACGCCCATCGGCCCTGTGAGCATGGTGCCGGCGGGCCCGCCGCCGCCGACCTCCTGCGCTGCCTGCATGATGCCGGCCACGTCTGGCGCACGACGATTCGCTGCGCGCATAGCACCCATTGAAGCCTCGGTCTGCGCCTGCGCCTGCTTTGCAGCCTGCGCTTGAGCAGCCTCCTGCTTGCGCATGGCATCTTCCTGCGCCTTCTTGCCCTGCTCGCCAGCATAAACCGAATAGCCGGTTCCAGCCGCAGCCGCACCAGCCAATGCGCCAATGAGAATTGTTGATAGTGCTGCCATGTTCAAATCCTCTTTGTGTGAGTTTGTTCTGTTCGGTTGTAACCCATTCGATTCAGCATGCCAGATACGGCACTGGCATTTTCTCCATCAAGATTGCTCATGCAAATTGCAACAGCGCCATTGCTTTGCGCCCATTGCTCGAACGCTTGCACAAGACGTATCGCTGCCGTGCTGCGTCGATGCTCCTTGTTGATCCACCACGCCATTTCGCTTGCAACACGCACTCTTGGTGCGTACCACAATGGCGCAATCATCGCCACCAACAGTCCTATTGGGCTGCCGTCCTTTTCCGCAATGAAAACAGTTGCGTTCGTTATTAGCCATTGGATTGTGGTTCGTAATTCTTCTTCAGTTGCAGAAGTGAAGTCCGCATATGGCGAGAATGCCACGAAATCCTTGGCCATTGCGAGGAGAGCATCCTC